AGGACGATCCCACCAAGGTCGGCGACGTGCATATCCACCTCACGCAGATCATGGCCGGGGTGCTGTGACCGTGGACACAAACCCCGTGGACACAAATAGGGGCGTGGACAAAATGGACACAAATCACCCGTGAGCCTCAAGCACACCCTCGACCAAGAGCGGTTCATGCAGATCGCCGCCAGCGATGCCCGGCATCTGCTGGCGCGCGGCGGCGCCCGATCCGGCAAAACCGTGGTCATCTGCGAGATCATCGACATCCGCGCCTTGGCGGCAAACGAGAGCCGGCACGCCGTGCTGCGCTACCGCGCCAACGCCCTCAACTCGCTGATTGGCCCCACCGGCACGTTCTTTTGGGTGCTTCAGCAGGCATTCGAGCCCGAGATATGGGCGCGCTCGCGGATGTACGAGAGCGACGGCATCCTGATCCTGCCGAACAAATCCGAGGTGTGGTTCGGCGGCCTCGACGATCCGAAGCGCGTCGACAAGATTCTCGGCACCGAGTTCGCCTCGATGTACTTCAACGAGTCGAGCCAGATGCCCTATGGTTCGGTGACCACGGCGCTCACCCGGTTGAGCCAGGTGGTCAAGGTCGAGGCGACCGGCCAGCAGTTGCGGCAGAAGGCATACTTCGACGCGAACCCGCCGCCCGAAAGCCATTGGCTCAAGCGGCTGTTCGAGGACAAGCGCGATCCACTCTCGATGCGGCCCGTCGCCAATCCCTCGGCCTATCACTCGATGCTGATGAACCCCGAGGGCAACCGCGACAACCTCGATCCGGCCTACCTCGAAAGCCTGCGCAACCTGCCCGAGCGCCAGCGCAAGCGCTTCTACCTCGGCCTCTACGGTGACGCCGGCGAGGCCGCGCTGTGGACATCCGAGACGATCGACAGCATGCGCATCCTCAACGCCTCGGCCGACGCGCTGCCGAAGTGGGTGCGAATCGTGGTGGCGGTCGACCCGAGCGGCGCCGATAACGTCGAGGACGCTACCAGCGACGAGATCGGCATCGTAGTCGCGGCCCTGGGGCAGAACGGCGTGGCCTACGTGCTGGAAGATTTGACCATCAAGGGCAGCCCGGCGCAGTGGGGCGCGGTCGCGGCGCACGCCTACCATCGGCACATGGCCAACACCGTGGTCGGCGAAGCGAACTTCGGCGGGGCAATGGTGCGCCACGTGGTTCATACCGCCGTCGACGACGAGGGGCAGGCGATTGGGGCGACGATCCCGTACAAGGAAGTCGTGGCCAGCAAGGGCAAACACATCCGGGCCGAGCCGATCTCGGCGCTCACCGAGGCCGGCAAGGTGAAACTGCTCGGCCGGTTCCAGCAGCTTGAGGACGAAATGGTTGGCATGACCACGGCCGGCTATACCGGCAGCAAGTCGCCGAACCGGCTCGACGCCTTTGTGTGGGCGATCACCGAGCTATTCCCCAAGATCGTGCAGCAGCAGCGCAACGAGCAGAACACCATGTCGGGCGGCATCGTGGTGCGCGGCAACAGTGGTGGCGATGGCCCGCGGGTGATCCTCGGGCACGCGAACATGAAGGCGAGAAGGGCAGGCAGGCGATGACCTACGCCGAGTATCGCGCCCACCGGCTGGCGACCGTCGACGAGCCGCGCGTGCCCTCGACCTGGCGCATGGAATGGCCGAGCGGCCTGCGCACGCCGAACGATCGCGCTGCTCGGCGCCGAGCCGCACGCCGCAGCGACGAGATGGACAACCGGCGCCTCACGATCCCGGCCGCATGGTTCACCGAGGGGCGGCCTGTGGATAGGTCGCGCCTCTGGTTGCGGCACGAACGGGCGATAGATAGGTTGTTCTCGGCGGCGTAGCTCAGTTGGTTAGAGCGTGCTCGATGGTCACCGTGGCAAGGGCTGACGCTCCCTTGGCGCAACCGATCTAGGGTGAGGCCCGTGGTTCAAGTCCACGCGCTGCCGTCAGCCCCCGCAGGCTGACTCGTGAGCGAGTTCCGCGTATTCTGGAATGCCCCCTGTTGTTACTGGCCCCGCTCCCCTCAATGGCGGGGCCTTTCTCTTTCCCGCAATCCTCGGTAATGCTTAGCCCCATCGTGTGGTGAGGCAAACCGCGCAGCTTGGGGACCATCATGCATCCGTGGAATCGGCACATTGCTTTCGGGCCAACTGGCGGTGGCGGCGGTGGCAACACCTCGCCGCTGAAGTATCCCGATGACGGCGCGCGCCGCATGCCCGTGGCCAACTCGCTTCAGGCGATCGAGGCCGGCCGCCGCCAGCGCTCCGAGGTGATCCGCCGCAGCGGCCGAGCATCCACCCGCCTCGCAGGTGCGCCGGGGACCGCGCCCTACGTCAACACCTCGATCGGCGGCACGCAATGAAGATGGGCAACCCTCTAGTCGTCGATGACGGAGAGGTGAGTATTCTCCTTTCGGATGGTTCTGTTGCGCTGATAGATGCCGCGGACTTGCCGCTTGTTGCTCCCCACAAGTGGAGCGCCGTGTGCGTGTCGGGGCGTAAATCTCTGCCGCGATTCTATGTCCGCGCGCGCATCGCCGGCCGCGACGTTTACCTGCACAAAATGCTCGTTTCAGGCGTGCGCGTGGACCATCGAGACGGCGATGGGCGCAATAACCGCAGGGGCAATCTGCGCCCCTGCACTCACTCGCAGAACAGCCACAACCGCCCTCACCAGAGGAACAGCAAGACGGGGGTGAAGGGCGTTTCCTTTGATGCAGAACGCTCCAAGTATACCGCCTGCTTTGTTAACCAGGGCGTGAAGATCATTCACAAGCGGTTCGACACACTCGCGGAGGCCGAAGCCGCCTACAAGGCCGCCGCGCTCGCGACTGCCGGCCAGTTCGCATACGAGGCCCGATAAGAATGGTCGATAGCAGGTCCGAAGAACTCTGCCGCATCGGCGACCGGCTGTTCTCGAAACTCAGCGGCTACTTTGGCTTGTGCCAGGAGATCGCCGAGAACTTCTATCCGGTGCGCGCCGACTATACGGGCTTCACCGACCCTTACAGCAACTTCGCGACCTACGTGCAGGACGGCTACCCGGTCATCTGGACCGAGCAGCTTGCATCCGCGATCCCGGCCATGCTGCGGCAGGGCCAGTGGTTCACCGTAGGCTCGGGCGATGCCTCCCTTGACGAGCGGCCGAACGTCTCGCGTGCGCTGAAGCAGGCCACCCGGTTGATGCGGCAGCAAATCTATGCGCGCGGCAGCAATTGGGATCACGCCACGCTCGAAGCCGATCGCGACTGGATCACGGCCGGCCAGCCGGTGCTTTCCATTCAGGAGAACCGCGAGCGCACGCAGTTCGTGTTCCGCGCCTACCACCCGAAAAACGTCGCGTGGTTGGCCGACGATCTCAACCGGCCCATCGCCTACTTCATCAAGCTGGCGATGACGGCGCGCAACATCGTCAAGGCCAAGCAGTGGGGCCGGTTCAACGGCACGGTGTCACCCGAGATCGAGCAGGCGGCCCGACTCACGCCCGATCAAGAGTTCCCGCTCTATCAGGTGCTCATCCCGGCCGATGAACTCTATGCGGCCGACCACAAGAGGCAGCGCCAAGTCGGCGGGCGTTACGTGTCCTGCTACATCGACCGCTCGCACAAGGGCTATCTGCACGAGGGCAGCATGCCCGTGCTCAACATCGTCGCGCCGGCCTATCGCCGCCTGTCGGGGATGACGCGCGGTTTCTCGCCCGCCTGCTGGAACGCGCTGGCCGACGCCCGCATGCTTCAGGCGATGGCGCTCACCATCATCGAGCAGGCCGAGAAGGCCGTTGACCCGCCGATGGCCATGAGCCACGAGGCGTTTACCCGTGACATCTCGCTGATGTCGGGCGGCGTGACGTTCGCTGATCTCGGCGAGAGCGGCGACATCCGCAAGGCCATGCAGGTCATCGAGACGAGCAACAACTTCAGCATCGGCCTCGATCTCAAGCAGGACGTGCGGCAGGCGATCGCCGAGTCGCTGATGATCAACAAGCTCACCATGCCGAGCGTGCGCGAAATGCGCGAGGTTGAGGTGATGGCCCGCCTCGAAGAGTTCCGGCGCGCTGCGCTGCCGTTCTTCACGCCGATCGAGCAGGAGTATCATACGCAGGTGCTCGGCCTGCTGTTCGACATGATGCAGGCCCGCGGCGTATTCCCGCCCGGCATGTTCCCGCAGGAACTCGCCGAGGCCGATGAGGTGAAGTTCACGTTCGTCACCCCGCTCAACGAGACGGATGGCCGCAAGCAGGTCGAGGCGTTCATGACCGCCATCCAGTTGACCGCCTCGGCGACCGAGGTGGATCAGACCGTCTCGAATCTCTGGAATGTCCGCGGCGAACTCACCCGCGCGCTCACGGGTGCCGGCATCGCGCCGGAGAACATCAAGACCGACGACGAGCTTGCCGAGGCCGACGCCAAGGCGCAGGCCGAAAAGGACTTCACCCAGGCCGCAGCACTCGGCCAGCAGGGCGCGGGTGTTATCGCCGATCTCAGCAACGCCAGCCTTGCCGCCGCGCAGGCGCAGGCTGTCGGGGCTTGAGGCAGCGCCGCATCGCGGGCATAAGAAGCCAACGCGAAGAGGCAAAGCGTGGCGATAGCACCGGCATGGAATGAAATGGGCGTGCTCGCCGTGCGGGCACTGCTACGCGGCGAGGCGAGCGCCGATCAGCAGCGTGTCGGCATGAGCTTCATCGCCAACCAGCTATGCCGCCGCTTCGATAGCCCGTACATCCCAGGCTCAACCGAACTCGACGCGGGTGTTGAACTCGGCCGCCACCTGGTCGGGGTGTGGATCGGCAACTGCAACGAGCCCGAGTTTCTCGAAGAACTGAAGGCCGCGGAAGCGGAAGCAAAGCAGAAGATCGCGCAGATGGCGCGAGCAACCAGACGAGGCAAAAATGGTGAAGGTACGCAAGCAGCCGGTTGAAGTGGAGGCCGTGCTTTACATCGGGCTCGATCCCGGCGACGGCCTGAGTTACATGCTCAAGCTGGCGAACGG